TACGTGAGCCATCCTTTAGGTACTCGTTGTATGCGTGAGCCCATGGCAGTGCAGGGAAAGCGTCTGGCACACCAAGCACTTGACCAGCTCGGCGGTTTACGTGAAAGTTGAACATGCGGAAGCCAACGTCAACTGGGTTACCCTGGATGGTTGGAGCGTAGCGACCGTTCTCAGGGGTGTAAGTGTCTACTGGGTACCATACTTGCTTTACGGTTTCCTTGGCTGCACCCGATGAAAGCTCCTGCACCTTGTTAGTCCAGGTACGGCGGATGTAGCGGATTCGCTCTGCATCATCTGGGTCAGTCACAATGGCAGAGATTTCGCCAAATGGGATACGCTGGAACTGCTTAGTCGAAACATTCGCAAGCAAGAAGAACTGGCCATCAGTGAAGTTAGCACGCTCGTTGATGACCTGTGCCTCAGGAGAGAACAAAACTTCCTGGTTGCGTGGGTCCTGAATGTACTTCTGGATGCGTGGAGGCTGGTCCGAGAATGAAACGCCACGTCCGAAGATGTATGAAGTACGTAGACCGCAACCGCGCTTTAGTAGTGGGTTACCTTCGGTCTGCTCGCGGATACGCTTAGCTGCATCCTGCAATTCCTGAAGGGCGAAGCCATCTCCAGAGCCAGACGCGTTTGCCGTGTTCCAGCCAGCGTCATCAAAGGCGAGGATGGCCTGAGCCATCGAGCTATAGGATTCGCGAAGAAACTCATTCTCCGAGATTTGTGCCTGCAATTCAGCTGAAAAGTCTGAAGAAGTCATATGAAAAGTCCTTAAAATAGGTATAAACCTATTCTATCATACGATTTACCAAGTCCAGCCAGATAGGAACGGGTCGTAGTCATCGATGCGATTGGTATCGTAAGTGATTCTATCGCCCGGTCGGTGCTGTGCGTACGGCGCATTTATGATGTGGTCTAGGTTTGCAGCGGCATACACAAGGGCATCGAGGCTGTCCGGGGACTTTACCCCTCGGTGTCGCATGTCATCCTTGGACTCAATCTGGATTGCACCCTTAGCGGAGAACTTATACTGAATCATCAGCAGTTCGTCCATGAGCACCTTGTCATCTGGGTCAATGTCAATGCGACCATCGAGCATACCCTCTCGCAAAGTATCGTAACTGTGGGCACGAGCGTTTAACCAGCGAGTGTTATCAGGTGAGGCAGCCGAGCCAAGCATAGATATAATAGTATACCTATCTTCAGCTAGTGCTACCACCTGGTCTACAATCGGGCCACCAAGACCCGCAGCGTCAATGCGAACTTGAGTAGCGCCTTGCTCGATTGCCAGATTGTGGATTCGAGTTGCTGACTCAATCGAGGTAGCCTTTGTCCACGTTGCAATCTTACGGCAACGACCTCCACGATTGACGTAAACCACGCTATCGTCTTCACCAAAGCGAGCAAGGTCCACGCCCAGCCACGCATCAGTAGTGAAGTCTTCCGCGATGTCTGTGTCCACGGCACGGTCAATAGAACTCTGTGAGAAGAATGTATTGTCTGCTTCATCTGGAAACTCCGCTAGAATCTTCGACTTATAGCGAGCGCTATCTACGCCCCATGAGATTTTCTGACGTTCAACCCAGGCAGGCTGGATTAGTAGTGGCTTTAGCTCCTCGGGGATAGCCTCGCCAGTAAAGTTTGGCGTGTCAAACGCCGAGATTTTAATCTTATGCCACGTAGGGTCTTCGCGGAATATTTTATGGAACGGCGTTCCTCGCGAGTCGGGGTTGCCAATAGCAAGTACACGTGCACCCTCCGTATTAGTAACAGCTTCAGTAGCAGTGTAGAGGTCTTCAGGGATACCACCGGCTTCATCAAGGATGACCATGACGTAACGGCGGTGAATACCTTGGAAGGCAGAGACGATATCTTTATCAGCTGGTCTACGACCCCAGGCCATGACTGTGCCATCTTCTAATTTCCATTCTTGTGACTGTGTAATGTAACCCGGCAGGGTTACGCCGTGTTCTTTTGCCAAGCGGAAGTTGTCCTGGATTTCCTTGAACAACACTCGGGCAATCTGGATGTAGGTTGGTGCCGAACAAATCACAGCTACATCGCGTGGGTCATGCACTGCTACCCACCATACCGCAATGATACCAGCGAGCCCTGACTTACCAGCACCGTTACATGATACTACCGCGGTGTGCGAGTTCTCGACTACTGATACTGCAATCTCTTCTTGCTTTGACCAGAGAGTCTTACCCAGAACTTCTCTAGCCCAAAGCTTAATGTCAGTTAGATACTCGGCCTTCTTTGAGCGAGCGCGTATATCTGCGATTACGCTATCTAATACATTATCAATCATCGTCTTCTTCAATGTCTGGGAACTGGCTGAAGCCAATTGGGTGGTAACTTGCTAATTCGGAACGTGCGGAATCTGTTACTACTAAGTCTACTCTATCAGGAATGACGCATTTATGGTTAATTCGCCAAGCATTTAGTTGCTTCATCTCGTCCGAACGCTCAGCCGAGAATGATGCACCACAGGAACAGGACTCAGATACGCTCACTTTCCTCTTCCATAATCTCGTACTTAGCTTTCACCAAGCCTTCAGCAACTAATTCTTCTAGCTCGCTTCGGGTGATATTAGGGTAGCGCTCCGCCAACTGGTCCTTAGCAAAAGCCAAAGCGGTGTCCATTGCACGAATCAGCACAGACTGCTGGTACTGGCTGAGCTTGATTACGTTCTCATCCAGAGTCTGCTGCTGTGAGTCTAGTCGCTTACCGATTACCTCTAGGGACTTTAGCATCAATCTAGCCGAGTCTAGGTCACCTGCCTTTAGCGCCTGGTCTCGCAGACTGTCCTTTAGCTGGTGTAGCTCGTTCAATAGCAACTGACGCTGTTGGTGTTCGGTCCAGACATCCCTTGATTCAAGCAGCTTCTTTACATGTTGCACAGCCTGGGCAGCAGGGATACCGGAGATTCGCTCCATCTCAAGTGGGCTTCGTCCATCAGCCGCTGCTTTTAGTAGGATATCATCTAGTACCGATGAGCCCCTGAATGTAATTGCTGACACTATAGACCACGCTTCCATGGCTTAGGCTTAGTCTCTGACTTGCTGTCAGCTAGCATGTGGTCGAGTTTTCGCTCTAGGTCAACGAGTCGGTCGTGAAGTTTATTCTGGCCCTTGATGAGCTCATTGATAACGTTGGTCACTTCGTCATCATCCTGGGCCTGTGGCTGTACTGGTTCATCAGCAAGTCCTCTTGACATTTGGTCTCCTTCTGAAAGATTTAAAAATTACAGCGAAAAATTTTTGGGGTGGGGCATTTGCTACATAGTGATTTCTTGGCGATAATTCTGAATCGCCTCATCAATTAGGTCCCACGCTTCGTAGTCAGTGCCCATCTCAAAGAAAATGATGTCGCAGTCATCGGTATCCTGGTCGCAGAAAGTTGCCCTCCATACCTCTACCTGGTCTAGGTCGTCTGGGTTTGATGGGTCAACTAGGTCCAGGGTCATGGTGAACTTGGAAGAGCCTAGCACTGAGATTATGATTTCTGACATATCACTATCTTAGCATAGCGTTTGAATTGTGGCGAAAAATTTTGGAAAGTGCGTGAAAATGGTTACGGGTGTGCCCGGCCTAGAATCCGCATACTGGCAGGGATAAAATGATTTCTTTGGGTTGCGACCCTGGTTCGGGTATGTCATACTTTTATTAGTTGGGAAACGCCCGACAGATTGGATAGCAAGATGTCAGACCTAGACTTTATTTTTGAGATTCTAGACAACCGCAAGGCACTAGACTACTACCGCGAGGTTGCCGAAGTTAGCGAAGTTCTAGATGGCGAACTATTGCCAGACGTGACTTTTGAAGAATACGGTGACAACTAATGAACAAGCCACTAGACGAGTCGGAATGGTTCGCGTGCGAAGCGTGCGACATGCCACGAACTAACGAAGAACTGGCGAAGGGAGCCGAACCATACGGGGAGTCTTACTTTTGTTTCAACCGTTGCGACAGCGTGGGAGACCTAGACCGTTGCCACCGTTGCGAAGACGTGTATAAGTCCGAAGACCTAACTAACGGCGGGGAATACGACCCATCTAACAACTACTGCCACGACTGCCTAATCAGTGAAGCCGAAGACCGGAGAGAGTCAAGGCTAGCAAACTCAGATTACAGACACGCCACTAACTAACCAAAAGACCTAGGCACGTCCCTAAACTGCCTACCTAATCACAACAAACAAAGGAAACGGAAACCATGAAGCAAGCAAACTACCGCGAGATTGAACAACTACTAGCCGACCGCGCACCATTCAAGGGCAACTCACTAAGTGCCTACACCGACAACTTCGGTAACTATCAGGTGTATTCTTACACAACCCTAATCGCGAACACTAAGGCAGACGGCTCGACTTGGGTAGACCCTCGCAAGTATAGCGTTACAACTTCACGCGCACAGAATCTAATCAAGAAGGCATGGGCAATCTAATGAAGTCTCTACTAGGTAACACTCACGTAATGGGCTTGGTTATCGGCGTATTCCTAACCATAGATGCCCTTGCAAACCTACAGACAGACGGACACCGAGTAATCGCAGAACTCAGCATTGCATTAGTTGCCATGGTTCTGTCGTTCACAGCCTACACAATCAAGCACCGAATCTAAACTATGCCCTTGCATCCCAGCCTAATCTCTGGTATGCTTGGGGTTATGTTAGATAACCATCTATCAACAACAAAGGAGAACAAAGTGGATTACACCATCGAACGCAACGCAACCCTAACCAAGGACATGATTAGCGAAGTCATTGACACCGCAGGCTACTCTATCGCCTACTGGGCAACCAGCCTAATCAACGATGAAGCAAGCAACAGTTTCCTAATCAAGTTCGATGGTGACGACTTTGCCGAAGACTCACCGCTAACAACCGGCCGTGCCTTCGTTACTTATGCACAGGTAGCAAAGGCTATTGAACTGGTAGTGACTGGCAACGCTAGCATCGGAGACTGGCTAGTCTTGCAGGGCAACCAGTGGCTAAACGGAGAGCCGACACTAGACGGAGACCTCGCAGACGTTATTGTGCAGGTAGCAACATTCGGAGAACTAATCTACGGATAAACTACGGGCTGGCATCCCTAACTGCCACCATTCCATTACTAACAAGGAGATAACTAATGGCACGACCAGACTCAACCCGAACAATCCAAGCCAAAGCTTACACCATGCTACTACGCAAGGCACGCCAGACTAAGCAACTAACAGGCAGGGGCATCTAATGAAGTGCAACTTTTGCCAGTGGAGTAGCAAGTGGGTTAGCGACCTATCCTTTTGCCCGACTTGCGGTTTATCAAACCATCTAGTAAACTATAACCCCATGCCAGTATTTACCTACGAACAACTAGGAATGAACTAATGATTGACTCAGGAATGACACCACTAGTAATAAACGAGACCACCAGAGTCCGTGCCTACTATGACGAAGACAGTTACAGTCTTGACTACGCAGTCGGTGATGAACTGGGAGTCTATACGCTGGAGATTAGTCGAGGCTATAGCGACATAGCGCAAGGTAACTACACTAAAGAACTGGGTTACTTACAGGAGAAACTAACACGCGACCAGTGGGAGTCTGGCATAGGTAAATACCTTGCGCTCGCAGGAATGAACTATAAGTTCGTGTCACTAAGGGGTTACTCGCAAGGTGACTGGGCCGAGGTTGTCATCTACACGCCGGACGACTACGACCTAACCGCAAGTGCCGAAGCCTTAGACACTTGGTTCAAGGGTGACATATTTACCGTATGCCTGGAGAAACTTGAAACCTACACCAGTCCGTTTGGCGATAAGACTATTGAACGCTGGGAAATTGAGGACAGCATCGGTTGCATTACATTCGATGATGACTACACGCTGGAGTCCGTGGCAAAAGACTACTTCATCTAGCACCATAGCCAGGCCGGCAGACATTCGGGTTCGAGTCCCGAACTGGCACTTGACAAGCGACATATTCTATGCTAAACTATACTTATAAATAAACAGAGTTACACCAGAGTCAGCCCAAGCACTCAAGTCAAAAGGGAGAGAACCGACCCTACCCGGATTACGATTATAACGATTAGATAACATGGCTTGACATATACCACCCAATCTGATAGACTTGGTTTGATACCCGATTACTTTTATAACGATTCGGTAACTTTGCTTGACAATCTCACAACTTTGTGATAGGAAACGCATAGTTTGACCGTTATAAAACCGTTATAAATATATGCCATATTGACTTGACAAGGGCATGTTATACCTGTATACTTATAACATAACAACTAAACAGCACCGCAGATATATCAAGTCAAAAGATATTTCAAAAGTTTTCAAAATAGACTTGACAGCGTGGATGATACGTGTTATACTTCATATATCAACAAACAAGGGAGATAGCAATGAACGAATGGACAGACGGCAGTCTAATCAACAATGATGCCATTGACAACATGGATGAAGCGACACTAGACATGGTGCTAGCAATCCTAAGCAAGGTGAAGTAATGGCAGAGATGATTCTAATCGGATTCGGTTCCAAAGACAAGACTATTGACCTAACTGGTAAGACACCAGAACAAGTTATCGAGGAGATGACCAAGTGAACTACACCGTAATCAACGAAGACGAAGCCGGACAGATGTTCGATGAATACCTAGACGATTCAACCGAACCAGTCAAGTTGGGATTCGGGACATTCTACGCCAGTGACATTCTGAAGAAGTGTGACCCAGTTGCCTATGACCTTGGGCTAAGTGAGTTCTATGACCATCTCGCAGAGAACGCCGACATCTATGTTCTAGGATTCACCGACGACCTAAAGCCAACCGATGACGAGGACGAAGAATGACCGACAACTGGCAGAGTGAACTAACAATCTTGACCGAAAAGTTATCAACAGACATGAGTGAGTTATCCACAGATTTCACGTTTTTTTTGGTGAACCCACCCTCTACGCTATAACACAATAATACTATAATAAATATATATATAAAGAGATAGACAGGTATAAAAAACAGTGCTATATTCATCATATATGTTTCGACACGCCGTAGACAGCATTGAATATGTCATTGACAAAGCCAAAAACACCTGCTATAATCCACTTATACTATTCGCTATATATAGTATATACTATTTATAACTTATAGCACTATCACTAGCAAAATAGAAAACTATTCCAATAAGTTATCCACAGACAAAGGTAGGAGATTGTTATGAAGAGAGCAGAACTAGAGGTCGGCATGGAGGTCGCTTACAAGTGGCGCAGGAACACAGACCACATCTACCATGGCGTAGTAGCCAATGTCGGTAGCGGTCATTCGCCAGTCATGCTAAACGTCACCAGAACTGATGGCGTAGTCCGTAGTGTCGAAGTGACACTAGCCAACCTTGTTGGAGAATGGAATAAAGCCAAGGCAGAATACGATTTGAATGAAGCCAATAAGCAGATTCGCCAACTGAAGAATACACTCGCAAGAAAAGAGCGCGAGGAGTCTATCAACCGCTATAAGGATATCATTGAGCGCGAACTTACGGTGCCGTCATACAACATCAGCAACGGGTATTCCGATTCATATATCACCATGAGACTTACGCAGGATTCATTCCGCAAACTAGGCATGTTGATTCAGACCGTAGATAGCCAGATTACTTATATTCAGCGATTGAATGACCGCATCGAGGAACTAAAGTCAAAGGAGACCGCAAGTGTTTAGGTATTCAGTAGAAGCAACACGAACCCATTACTACACAGTTGAGGTAAACGCCCTTGACGAGATGGATGCCATCCGCAAACTTGACGATTGGCTAGCCGATGATTTCGAGGACTATGAGACTAACGCCCAGTGGGATTTTGAAGCCACTAGATTGACCGAGACCCGAGTATGCCCGAACCACGAGGGAGCGTTTGATTGTAATCCATTCTGTTCAGTATGCGAGGGTGAGCAGGAGTATGAATATACCGAGACCAGACCATGCCAATATTGCCGAACCGAGATTGACCACGACATTTGGTTTGAGGAACTAGGCATGTGTGTCGAGTGTTCAAACAAGTATTACAACCACGAGGACATGGAGACCAAGTAATGGAGATTTGTGAGTCATACACAGCACGCTGGAATGATGACGGATACCCAGAGGGGACATTCATCGCACAGATAGCGCGACTGGACAAGCCAGAGAACCTAGCATACTGGGAATCGCTAACCGAGCAGGAGCGCGAACTAGAGGACAACTACGTATTTTACTACGTCTACCAAGAGGGAGAGATTGAGTCTCTATTCGAGGATGATGACCACGACTTCAAACTAATCAAGGAGGCATAATGAGCGAGAGTGAACTTGTCCAATGGCTACGACTACAACTAGAGATAGCCGAAAAGGATATGGATATGACCACAGAGACCGATTGGTATGACTATCACCAAGGGCAGGTCGAAGCATACGGAGACACGCTAGCCCACTTAGGCATTGTGCTTGACAACTAGCAATATCTGATATATACTTATACCAACAACAAACAAAGGAGATTCAATGGGTCAGCAGATTTCAGTTCAGGGCTTGGTAGCCACTACGCCACGACACCTAAAGCGAGAAGACGGAACGGACATTCTAAGTTTCCGTCTGGCATCATCAGAACGCCGATACGACTACAATCAGAAGCGTTGGATTGACGGACAGACTAACTGGTATACCATCACCGCTTACAACCAGTTGGCAGTGAACGCACACAAGTCAATCAGCAAGGGAGACCGAGTTATCGCCATTGGAGACCTAGCGATTCGTGACTGGGACAACGGCACCCGAGCAGGGACTTCAGTTGATATCGAAGCGCAGACACTAGCGCACGATTTGTCTTGGGGTTATTCAGTATTCACACGCACCGTCTTGGTAAAAGACCCAGAGCCACGAGACAAGGGATACATTGACAACGACAGGGTTATCGAACTAGAGCAGGAACTAAAGAATCTACGAGACACACTAGCATCACTAGCAGAGGGAGAGTAGTAATGGGACTAGACATGTATCTATACGCACGTAAGTATGTATCAGGCACTAACTTCAGCAAAGCAGGGGGTCAGTTCACCATGACACCTAACGCCGAACTGGACACCATCATTGAGCCACTAGGACTAACACGCAAAGACCTAGACGATGAGTATCCATCAGTAGTAGTCGGAGTCAAGATTCTTCAGTGGCGCAAGGCTAACCAGATTCACGAATGGTTTGTTCAGAATGTTCAGGACGGCGAGGATGACTGTAAGGATTACTACGTCAGCCGAGAGAACTTAGAGGAACTACTGGCAGTCCTAGGCAGTCTCATCAAGGCGAAGCATAACGGCGCAGACGAATCAACCTTTGAGGATATCCTGCCAACGCAGTCGGGATTCTTCTTCGGGGGAACCGAGTATGATGAATACTACTGGTCAGAGGTAGAGCGCACATACGAATCAATCAATGCGATACTGAGCAACGAGAAGTTTACGGACTTCGACTTTGAATATTCATCTAGTTGGTAAGGAGATAACCATGGCAACACCTAAGTATGACTACAACATCTGGTCGAATGAGTCAAGTTCACTAACTCTCACCGCGTATCAGCAGTATTACGATTCATCGGATGACAACTGGATTCGCACTGATGTTGAGAACTATGTGAGTATCACGTTCAAGTTCCCAGAGGACTATCGTGAGATTGAATACCTACTACAGGACTTGTATGTGAATCAGTATCCATTGACCGACTATGATGACTGGGTAGACAATCCATTCCTATTCGGCAATGACGCACCAGAGCGTATTGCACAGTTCCTAGACAACCTACCGCAGTATAAGTTGGAAACACGAGACAGCACAAAGGAGAACAGTTATGCCTAGCACCATGGTCAAAGATGTAGTAAACATGGGGAACCTATGTATCTGGTGCCGACAGGATACATCGTTCGGTTCAGGCAAGTTCGTGAATCGCATCCCAGTATCGGCTACGGTCGGAGACCTGCCGTATCACATCTTCTGGGAGGAAGATTCAACACGTGTCGAGGGTTATGGTTGTGAAGCATGTTACGAGGGAGAAGACAATGAGTGATTACTATTTCGCACAGGATGGCAACTGGGGTTCAGCCGAGGAGATTCTTTTAGTTGATACTACCAACTGGACAGAGGAAGACTGGGAACTGATTGAGGATGCTACCGACAGCGAGCGTGGTCAGATTGCCCAGCGACTGAGCGAGGAGCGGTAATGGTAGATATTGAACTAAGCCACAAGCAGGTAGACTTCTTATTCCACGCACTAAAGATGGCAGAGTCAGCATACACCCAGACTGGCAACTGGAAAGCGTCTAAGACAGTATCCGAGATACATGGCGAACTTCACAAACAGATATATACTTACGGACAGATGGAGGAATAATGGCTAAGGAAACGGAGACAATCTCATTAGCAATCAAGACAGCGAGAGCCCACGAGAAGATTGCCATCGCAGAAGCCCAGCGAAAAGCAGCCGAACAGGTAATCGAAGATACCAAAACCGAACACGAGGTCGTAGTCGAAGCCATCCGGCGAGCGCTGGGGGCTGGAATGTCAGCCCGACAGATTGGTCAGGCTTATGGTTCGTCAGACCCAAAGACGGCGAAGCGACTTATCTCAGAAGCGATGGCAGGGACTAGCCCAGATAGCCTATCTACTCACCCAGAGTGGAAACTCACAGTCAATGATGATGAGACCTTCAACATCAACGCCTACGGACTTGGCGATGCCAAACTCACTGGCTTTGGTAAGTTCAAGATTGACGAGGATGGCGAGAACTTCAGCCTTGTGGATGGAGATATGTTTATTCAGGTTCAGTTGTATAAGTTGGGTTACAAGGATACAGTTCTAGAAGAAGCGAGGGGTAATGTCTAACTATGAAGAACTTTCTGAAACAGTTAGTGGTCTTAGTGACTATTACAGTGATATCACTGGGCGCAATATTAGTATGGGTGTTGATGGTAATCTCGATGTGTGGTTGGATTCTAATCGCACCAATGGTCGAGAGTATTTCGAGAGTGTTGCGGAAGCGGAACACCGACTAGGGATTCTATACTCAGAATACCTATCTGACGAAGACGATTCATTTGACATGTTGGATGAGTTTTGATAGGATTTATTGGGTTCGTAATCGCAGTATGGATTTTATTTGGTAAGCGAAAGGGAGTAGATGACGAGACATCAACTACAGGCACTAACACTAGAGCCGGAGCAGATGAAGGCAGTCGAGAGGATTACATCCGAGGCTACCAAAGCGGCTCTCAACGCCAGCCTTATGGGAACGGGCAAAACTCTAATGGCAGTGGAGTCGGCTATAAGGCTAGGTTCTAAGGTCTCACTAATCGTTGGCCCACTCAACACCTACTGGGGTTGGTGGGACACTATCCAGCGACAGACCGGATACACTCAGACCATTCGCAAGATTGACTCAAGCAAGTCAGGGCAGGAAGCCATGGAACTGCTGAAGTCAAAGACCGAGGGTTGGTATTTCATCGGTCGCGAATACTTCAGGACTAAGGATTGGAAGGGCATTGTGCCAGACATCGCACTGATTGATGAATGTCACTTCGCACAGAACCGCCACAGCAAGTCATTCAAGTCGCTACAGAACCTAAAGCCTAAGTTCAAGTTGTCAATGTCAGGAACGCCGGCAGGTAATAAGTTCGAGGGATTCTGGGCAGTAACACGTTGGCTATGGCCAAGTGTTATTCCTGGGTCTTTCTGGAAGTGGGCGAACCAATGGTGTCGTATGGCTTACTCGCCATTTACCAAGCACGACATCGTTGGAGAGCTCAATGTTGGAGCATTTGCCAACAGCCTGCCATGCTACATCCGACTAGAGCCGAACCACAATCTTGAGGTTGTCGAGGAGACTCGCTACGTAGACCTACTGCCAGCGCAGAAGAAGGTATATGAGAAGTTCGAGAAGGACTTGGTTGTGTGGCTAGAGGGCAACCCGATGGTAGCCGAGGTTCCAATCGCAGCACGTATCCGACTACGCCAGATTACCCTAGCAGTGCCAAGCGTCAATGATGATGGAGAGATTGTCTTTGCCGATGATGCTAAGTCTACTAAGTATCAGGCGCTCAAGGAAATCATTGAGGACAATCCAGAAGATTCAATGTTACTCTTGACAGATAGCCAAAAATATGCTAGACTGGTATCTAACAGGTTAGGCGAGCAGGCATTTGAATGGTCTGGTCAGGCTAACCAGAAGCAACGCGAAGAAGCAAAGCAGAAGTTCCTACGTGGCGAAATCAAATACATCGTGGCAGTAATCCCAGCGATTGCCGAGGGTGTAGATGGATTGCAGGATGTATGTAGCACCATCGTGTGGCTATCGCACAGCGACAGCAACCTAATGAACCAGCAGGTTGTTGACCGCATCCGCAGACGTGGACAAAAGGAAACAGTAAAGATTTATGACATCGTAGCACGAGACACGTATGACGAGGGGCAACTCTCTACTCTTGTGAAGCGACAGCTAGATATGAACTCAAGTCTAAAGGAGAAGTAAGCATGGACCTAAAAGAAGATACCCCAATCTACAATCAGATGCAGCGACACTACGCACTTATGCGACAGACTATCAAACTAGAAGTTCGAGCGGATATGGTGAAGCGGTTGAAATCAATAAAGAAACCAACCAAGCAGATTCAAGACTTAATTAAGGAATACGAGAGTGCCGAAACTCAGAACGCCTAAGCCACCATGCTCAGTTCAGGACTGTGAGACTGAGAGTTGGAGACTATACGAATACTGCCGTAAGCACCAAGCGAGACTGATGCGAACTGGAACGGTTGAGGGTATCGAGGCCATTCGTGCAATCAACCGGGAGCGAAAGAGTCAGTGCCTAATCGAAGAGTGCTACGAGCCAGTTGTGAAGTCAAGACATTGTGAGTGGCACTATGATGATTACAGAGAAGGCATACGCCTAAAGAACAGAGACAACTGGGAATACATGATTGAATGTGAGAGCATTGATTATGATGATTTTTGGGAATGGATGAAGAAGGAGTTAAAGTTAGCATGAACGAACAAGAGTCACTACGCCAGGGCATAATGCTTGGCAAGCAGGCAATGCAGAATCAGATAGTTGCAATGTTTGAGTCAATGAAGTCAACAGATAAGACTGACACTTCATACTCTATGGCGAATGTAATAACCATAGATGAAGCGATACAGGCTATCAAGAATGAGCAAAAGTGAGCCATACAGTTAGTCAGCCAGATACTGGATATACTACTGGGTTTTATGACGGCAAGCAGGCAGAACAAGACCGCATTATCAAGTTGCTAGAGCCACTTGGTTGTGAGGCTAATGGCGTTGAGCATGATTGCCAAAATGGGCTGGGTTATACAACTGCTGCTGACTTGATTGGACTCATCAAAGGAGATAACAAGTGAAGCGATTTATTTTCTATGCTATGGACCAATACACCATCAAGGTTTTATGCCGTAAAGAATGGGAGGCTGGTGTTCAGCATGGGATTGCTTGCGAGCAGCAGCGCATTATCAAGTTATTACAAAACCAAGCGGTTCTTTGCGGTAGAAGCGGTAGTCAAGGGCATGGCCTGCGCTGTGCCTTGCGCATTGTTGAGGATGGTTGCAACTGTAATGAAGTTATCGCTCTTATCAAAGGAGAGAAGTAAATGAGCAAGATGAACGAAGAGTGGCTACAAGAGAACTATCCACAGCCAGCAGAGGAGAGCAATGACTAATAGCAAAGTAAACCCTAAGATGATAGAGGATTACCTAATGTGGAGACGCGACAAGGAACTCTATCCACCGCGATACTCGGCTGAGGAGTGGGTCAATGAGTTGATAATGTCCGAGGCTAATGTTAGAATCAATCTAATCAAAGACCTGCTAGAGCGCAATGACCTAGACCCAGTAGAACTAGCTACCGCTATCCACGAGTTAGTATACGATGACATTGGAGATTTATATGACGATGCTGGGATGGTGTCTGACGGGGCATCACAGCCTCTGTATCAAGAGGATTGAAGGATACGCTTGCGAATGTAAGTGTCATAACGAGGGGGAAGAACCATCGTAGATTATAAGTTCAAGAAAAAACCACGTGGTAGCCACTGCTCTAAGGGGCACGAGTTCACCGATGACAACACGTTCACTAGAGCCTATGACAACGCAAGAGTATGTCGCGAATGTCGCAAGCAATATGCACGAGAGAAGTATCAACGCAACAAGGATAAGAATGGTGGCATCGCACGTCTGAAGAAGGACAAGCAACCAATCTTTGAGATGCTTGAGTCTTCGGAGATTAGTAAAGAAGCGATGCCACACTGGACCAAGTTGCAACTAGGTCTACGTGACGTAACAACTCAGTGTTCCGGGAACCCGGAATACTACGCAGACAGGTCCATTGAAGTATCAGCCCTAGAAGCAGAGGTGATGTGTCACGGATGCCCACTAATCAAACCGTGTTACGACTACGCAGTTGCCGATAACATCAGCGCAGGTATTTGGGGTGGGTTGCACTTCGATGAAGATGATGGTTCAATATTTAAGGAGGAGGATTTTTAATGGCAGGATGGACAGCAAAAGCGGTCGAGGAAATGATGGTCAGCCTCTTCCTTCAAGAGTCGGACAGAGACAAGCAGCGCAAGGTCGGAGCATCTCAGATATCTGACCCCTGCACACGTCACTTGGCTCACGCCCTTGTGAGAACCGAAAGGCCAGCACAGAAGTACTGGCTTGGAGCAAAGATAGGAACCGCAATCCATGCTTTTATTGAGTCTGCTATTGATAACTCTAGCGATACTCGCCTCGCTGGTGCTATTGTTGAACGCAAAATCGAACTCGGAGATGTTCCTGGCTATGGGTCTATCTCTAGTAGTCCAGACCTTGTTCTGGCTGGTAGTGGGCTTCTCGTAGACCACAAGAGTTCTACTCGTGCAAAGGTCAAGAAGGTTCGAGACCACGTAGACGGTATCAAACTTAGCCCCGAGACCGAGTATACTCTTCAGAAGTACCTTGGTCAGATGAACCTTTATGCTTGGGGTCGCAACAAGAACCATGGCGACAACATTGACCAACTAGCAATCAACTTCGTCAATCGAGACGGCACCAATGAGAAGGACTTTTATTGTCTGCTTGTTGACTACGATGAAGAGTTTGCACTCGCACTATGGAATAGACTTCTTACTCTGTGGCAGGAACTAGAAGATGGCGCACATCCGGATAACTACCCAAGCCACCCGGAGTGCTACAACTGCAAGATGGGTGCATAATGCACGCGGATGTAAGTTGGCAGGATAACGCTAAGTGCCTAGATGAAAAGCCGGAGTTGTTCTTTCCGGTTGGCGATTCAGACAAGGCGCTTAGGCAAACTAAAAGAGCACAATCAATTTGCAAAAGTTGCAAGGTTGCTGTAAGATGTCTAGAGTATTCAGTAAAAGAATCACTAGAGTTCGGCATCTATGGCGGATACACCGAAGACGAACGCAAAGCACTGAAACGTAAGTACATTGAGACACGCCGAGAAACCAAATAATTTGCTACAATAAATCATTTGTGTTATAATGAACACTCAACACAAACAATTCACTAAGGAGGAATTATGTCAGAGGATACAAAGGTTACAGCTGCACCGCAGCCACGCTTTCTAAAAGCGATTCACAAGGCCGAGAGCCTAAACAAACCAAAGTCAATGCTTTTCTATGGCGATGCAGGTCGCGGTAAGACATGGCTTGCAGCATCTATTTCAGAGGTTGCAGACTTCGGACCAGTTCTACTGATTGATGCCGAGGGTGGCTCATCTGCCATCGCACGTGACTTCAAGACTGTAGATGTTATTGCGATTGATACTCACTCGCAGTTTCAGGAAGTATATGACTGGCTCATCGCAGGTGACCACCAGTACAAGACGGTAATCATTGACACCATTGGTGTTGTGATGGACCGAGCAGAGAAGTTCTTTGGGGAGAAGCCAGAGAATCAGAACAATAAGTTTGGCAAGTGGGGCGACCTAAAGAACTGGGCGAATGAAATCTTCCGCACATTCCACACCGCACCGTTTGTGAGCATCCTTATTGCTCACGCTTTGGACGACAAAGATGACAACACTGGTGCAATCAAGACCACAGCAATGTTGCCGGGCTCATTCAAGGCAACGCTACCATCAATCCCGGACATCGTTGGCTACATGACCATCGAAGCGTCTGAGGATGGCCCACCTAAGCGTGTGCTAGTAGTCGGACAGTCTGAACTGCTAGTGACCAAGAACCGCTTTGGACTACCGGGCAAAATCTATGACCCATCTATGAAGTCAATCATGGAACTAATCAAAACAGGAGGTAAGTAATATATGAGTGCAGCAATTAAGATTACAGGAATCACCGCAGACGACCTAGCGGATAACAACAGTAGCTATGAGCCAGTTCCGGCTGGTAGTTACAACGGAGTTATCTTCGAGGCAAAGCTTGAGTATGTAAAGTCTGGCCCAAATGAGGGCAAGCCACGTTTCAACGTGCAGTTCAAGCTAACTGACGAGGGCGTAAACAACCGCCGAGTCTTTAGTTACGTACCACTGTACAAGGCTAACGACTTCTGGAAGACCAAGGCGTTCTTCTCTGCCATCGGCATCGACATGGAGGCTGGAGACTTTACCGTCCCAAGCCCGACATCTCTTGCCGGTAAGCCAATCGGCGTTCGCGTCAAGATTGGCACCGACATGGAAGGTAAGCCTCGTAACGAGGTAGGTGGCTTTGACAAGTCAACTGACACCGCTGCTGCAGCACTAGCAGCGACTGGCGCAAAGCCAGTTGGCGATGTCTGGTAATACCTAAATGGGCAGTCCTGAGACATGACTTAAAACTGTCTCACAAGCCCCTACTGGGTTCCGCGCTTCTCTCTCCTCCTTTGTGCGCGTGATGCAGTTCGATTCTGCAAGGGGCACGAAGCTTTATAGATGGCTTCTATAAAGTCAGCCACCACTGCTGAAAAGTGGTCGGGATTTACGCCGTGATACTGTAGACGGGTTTCTGGTTGACGGTTATGAACCAGCAGTGGTAGGCTTTTGCCAAGGGTGCTACCACATCTTCCCTGCTAACTCAGTTGGTAGAGTGTCCGGCTGTTAACCGGAATGTCGTTGGTTCGAGTCCAGCGCAGGGAGCAGAGACCACGGATAAGGCTCTGGTAATCCTTCGGGATAGGCCACCCCCCGTTCAGGCAAGTGTGGCCACACTCCTGACGCTGTGACCACAGGTGGGTAAAGAATGTGGTATGTTTCCTAAGTGTTACGGTAGCACGGCGGTCTCCAACACCGCAAGCCCAGGTTCGACTCCTGGAGGATTCGCGAGAGACAACTATTATTAGAGGAGGATATATGAAGACAGGTGATTTTCTACAAGCCGTCTACGGTGATGCCACCGGCATTGCAGCGTTCTCCATGCGTGGACAGTCTGGTGATTTGACTGACCAGAAGTTCTTTGAGTACCCTGCACAACTGGCAGACATGGAAGCATTGGCGATTACTAAGGCCAATGACGACCTATACTTTTCGCCAATCTTGTTTAACGCACCACGCCGTATCAAGGAGAACGCTAAGACCGTTCACGTAATCTACGCAGATGCTGACGCTTGTGGCCCAGAGAACTTCCTTGTCGAGCCATCTATCTCAGTGCAGACTTCGGATGACCGTTGGCACACCTACTGGATGCTTGACTCAGAGGTAGACCCACAGGTTGCAGCATTGCTAGCCAAGAAGATTGCCTACGCACATGCCCACCAAGGCTGTGACACCTCTGGCTGGAACACTACCAAGCTTTTGCGTGTACCTAACACCATGAACATGAAGCCGGGCAAAGAGACTCCAGTGACCGCAACTAGCACTGGCGCAATCTACTCGCTTCAGGACTTGAACGACCACTACGGCGATGTAGAGGTTGAGCCAATCCGCGACCTGTCGCTTGCTGAATTGCCAGCACAGTGGCCAGCGCTAATGGACGTAATGGCCAAGCTAAAGTCAACTCCAGAGATTATGTCTCTATACATGGACGAGCCTTCAGCGAGCGCAGACAGAAGCAAGTTGCTATGGAAACTTGAGAACCTGCTATTCCGTCAGGGCCTAACAGCCGAAGAGGTATTTGTAGTAGTTCGCAACGCTAAGTGCAACAAGTACCACAGTTCAAACCCAAAGCGCTCAGACCCAGATGGCGACCTATGGCGTGAAGTTCAGCGAGCAGGCTCTGCAACTGACGGTGGCGAAGAGTATACTCCAGTCGACACCTCTGACCTAGAGAAGCCGATTCAGATTGACCAGATTAAGCCATCATTCCTAACGGAATCAGAGCGCCTAACTGTGCAAGAGCACCGTAACTTCATTGATGATTATCGTGAATGGGCAACTAGCAAGACCGATGGTGCAATTGCGTATCAGAACGCATCTGCATGGACGCTGCTATCATGCGTGTTCTCGGACGTAGGCTATGCTGTACCGAAGTTCGGCAGAATGGGTCTGAACCTTTGGTTCATGGTGCTTGGTGAGACTACCCTAACTCGTAAGTCTACCTCTCGTAACCTCATGCTTCGTGCAGTTCGCATGTACGAGAAGTTCTCTGGCTACCAGATTGATATCGGTTCGGATGCGACACCAGAAGGTCTGACTTCGATTCTTGCAGAGCGAGACGGACAGACATCTTTGCTACACCGAGATGAAGTCCAGGGTATGTTCAAGGACTTTATCAACAAGACCTATATGGCATCTGCAGCAGAGCGATTCACCGAACTTTACGATGGCCACGTACCTGTGACCATTCGTTCCAGCAAGGGCAAGACTCAGACCGAGCGAGCAACTACCAACTTCGTGATGTACCTAATGGGTATCACTAGCAAGACTGCAGACGTTCTAACCACCGAGTACTTCCGCTCTGGATTCTTGGCACGATTCATTTACGTAACTGCTCCAACTCCACCACGTACACGCGAGTCTGAGGATATTCAGCAGGCAGACGAATACGAGACTGTAGTTCGTGACGAAGTTCTTGAGTCTATGATGAAGCGTCTATCTGATAGCGTTATGTTCTGGCAGAAGAAGAGCAGTAGCAAGCCAGTTCCAGTTCGCATGAGCCAGCCTGCACTTGAGCGATTCAACCAGTACAAGTGGGAGATGGGCAACTTTGCCGAGAACCACCCAGAGCGTGAATCTATTGAGCCATCTCGCCAGCGTCTAGCACTCTCCGTGTGGAAGTGTGCCGTGTTGCTTGCTATGGTAGAAAAGTCAGAAGAGGTAAAGACCCGTCACCTGCTAACTGCAATCATGTATTCAGAGGAATGGTTTTGGAACTTGACCCAGATGGCTGGAGCAATCTCTGCCTCAGAGTGGCAGCGAGATGTTGACCGTCTGGAGACTCTAATCATGGACAAGGGTGGACGAATCCGCTACGAGGACGCTTACAAGAAGTTCAACAACAAGCGTAAGCGAGAGTTCGATGAGATGATTCAGGCTCTTCACTCGCAGGCTAGAGCGCAGATAGTAATTGAAGAACGTAAGACATACTTGGAGGTGATTGTGAATGGATAGGGCAAAAGAGATGCACATCGCTCAGGCTCTTAATGAAGCAATCTGGCTTCGAGATAATGTCTACTCGCTGGAGGAGGCTGAGTTGCTTGAGAGAATCAAAGCACTTGGCTCATACTCGGTCTTCTCCAGCCGTCAACTGTCTGCTATAGTAGACGGCAAGGTGCCTCATGGGCGCATTACAAAAATCATTGGCAAAACAGATAAGACTGGTGGCAATCTAAATGTTGGAACTCTTGACATACTTCGTAGTATTCTTGTTAGTCGCGCTACTGATGGCACCGACTACAGTCTCATTGCTGGCGCTGTTAGCATGGGAACATCTCAAGGGATGGTTGCAAAACTTACTGGTGTACCGCAAGGGTCTATCAGTAAAAAAATAAAGGAGAAGCATGGCTGATTTAATGGCTAGAAAAGCAAAGTTCGAGGATGTCAAGCAAGACCTTAAAGCGGTGCAGTTTCATAAAGAGCGGTATGAGAGTGGGTCCGTAGACGCACTTGCAAAACAGTGCTTTCAGTACTGGCAACTACTAAAGAACCGAACAACATATGAAGTGTACTTGGATGAAATGGAGAGAAAATCAAATGGCGTTAGTACTTAGTCTAGACCCAGGTGGCACAACTGGATACGCAATCTCAAGCGTTACCGGAGAGACACCGCTACATATCGAGCGCAGTGGTCAAATAAAGGGTGGCCTAAAAGGGTTTCTAGACTTTCACTGGGACGTGCTTGAGGACATGGAGTTCTCCGCAATTATCTGTGAATCATTCACTCTTCGTGAGGGTATCTACGGTGCAGACCTATCACCCGTGTCTATCATCGGCGCACTAGAGGCCCTCTATCCAACAACCGAGATATTCTACCAA